AGCAAAACGTGCTGGCGCAACAGCGCGCAAATAACCCAAGGTAACGGAACCCATCATGGCCGAAATCGACGAGACCAAAGCGCGATTGCAGACCCATGAAGAAGTGTGCGCGCTGCGCTACGACGGTCTGTGCGCCAGGCTAAAACGCCTCGAAGGCGTCGGCATTGCCGTCGCTGGGTTCATCATCGCCATGCTGTTGACGATCATTCTGAAGATGGGCTGATGAGCATCGTTCTAGGCCCGCGCTCGCTATCACGCTTGCAGGATGTTCACCCTGATCTGGTGCGCGTCGTCAAGCGTGCGGCGGCGATGTCTGACTTGGACTTCACAGTACTGGAAGGGCTGCGGACGTTAGAGCGGCAGAAGGTGCTAATGAAGAACGGTGCCACCAAAACGATGAACAGCCGCCACCTGACCGGCCATGCCGTCGATCTTGCGCCGATGGTGGGCGATGGCGTATCGTGGGACTGGCCGCTGTATCACCGGCTGGCCAAGATCGTAAAGGCCGCTGCGGCGGTTGAGAATGTCCCGCTCGTTTGGGGCGGCGGCTGGCGAACTTTCAGGGATGGCCCGCATTGGGAACTGCCTTGGAAGCAATACCCGAAAGGAACTTAATATGTCTATCGTAAACTTCGTTCTATTCCGGCTCAAAGAGCCATCGACCTACGCTGGCCTGTCCGGTCTGGCGTTGGCGCTCGGCGTCTCCAGCGACCTCTACTCCGCTGCATCGTCGGCTGTCGCTGCCGTTGCTGGTCTGGTCGCTATCGTCTTGGCAGAAAAAGCCAAGTGATTAAATTTCTGTCGTCCCTGCTGTCGCTTATCGAACGGGCGTTTGCCTATTTCGATCAAGAGCGATGGAAGCAGCAGGGACGGCAGGAAGCCCTGAAGGAAGCGGAAGATGCCCTACAGCGCCAAATCGAACTGGGCGAGGCGGCTATCGCTGTGCCTGACCCTACCCGCGATGAGCGGCTGCGCAACCGTTTCGACCGCGCCCGCGCCCGTCAATAGCTACTGCTCAATTGCTCGTCCAATCGGGTACGACAGCTTGCTGGATTCGTCGGAGACGCGCAAGGCGATTGAAGCCCACAACAGCCAATGGGTTTGTCTGTGCGAGCAAGACTGCCCCGCCAGCGTTCCAGATACCAAATAGCCTTGCCGATTTCCTGCGCCGTAGCGTCCTTGTGACCGGCGCGGCTAAGGTACTTCAGCGCGTTGCCCCGGCAGTAGCCCGCAAACTCCTCTGGCGATAGCTTGGCCTGGAGGTAATCAATCGTCTCCATGCCGCCGACCTTGTAGTGGTCTGGGTTTACTGCGTCGGTCATGCCGCAAGCCTCGCCATCAGTTCAGCGCGCTCCCGCGCGGATCGCAGCATCGTAAACCGCTGATGCAAACGCCTGACGATGGACGGGCGCTGCTGCGCTTCCATCTCAATATCCAGCAGTTCCTTTATTTCTTCCTCAGACAACGTGTTCAGCGCCGCCGCCAGTGATCGCCAGTCTACCTTAATCATTCTTCAGTTCCTCCATAGCTATGTCTGACACCGCGCGCTTGTCGTGAAGCGATGCCCAGATGCGTTCGTCAATCGTTTTATCGGTCAGCATGACGTAGACCCAGACCGCATGGGGTTGCCCGCCGCGGTGTAGCCGCCCAACTGTCTGCTCGTACAACTCCAGCGACCACGGCAGCGACACGAACACCATGTGACAGCCGCCGTGCTGTAGGTTCAGGCCGTGGCCCGCGGACTTAGGATGGATCAGCAACAGTTCGATCTTGCCCGCGTTCCAGCGCGCAATGGCGTCTGGCTCGTCAATCGTCGCGGCGTGCGGGAACCGGCGCTTCAGTTCGGCCAGTTCTTCCTGGTAGTTGTAGACGACGATGGTGTTGGCGCGCTGGTTCTCGTCCAACAGTTCGGCCAGCCGGTCAAACTTGTGGTCGCTGAACCAGATCGACTTGTCGCCCGCCTCGCGGTTGTAGACGAACCCCGACGCCATCTGTTGCAGCTTGGTCGTCACCGCGGCGGCGTTCTGGGCTATCACCCGGTCATCGCCAAACTTGACCACATAGTCGCGCTTCATCTTCTCGTAGGGCGCACGATCCGCAAACGTGGTGCGCACCTCGACGACGTTGCACGGCGGCAGTTTGTCCTTGTAGTCGCCGGGGTCTAGCACGAACGTCGCGGGCTTGATCCGCGCCATCACCTGTTCCAGCGCGCCGGGTGCTGGCACCCACTGGCCGAAGTCGCGGTTGATGCAGATGAAGTACTGCTGCATGAACGCGCCCTTGGCGCGGCCCAGCAGCGGCTGGTCGATGATTTTGCACTGGCCGAAGACATCCTCCAGGCCGTTCGATGTGAACGAGCCGGTTAGACCCCAGCGCACCTTGACTGGTTCCAGCAGCTTCTCCAGCGCCTTGAAGCGTTTGCCGCTGGGATTCTTCAGCCGCGTCAGTTCGTCAAACACGATGCCGTCAAAGCCCGACAGGTCGGTCAGCTTGTCGAGATTGTCGTAGTTGATGACGACCACAGACGCGGCGCTGGTCAGGGCGGCGTTGCGCTGCGCAGGCGTTCCCACGGCCAGCGCCGGGGCGATGCGTGACCACAGCGGTGCCTCGACCGGCCACACGTCGGTGCAAACGCGCTTGGGTGCGACCACCAGCCACCGCTTGACTAGGCCGTCGTCAAGCATCGCCTGCATGGCCGTCAGCGTGATCATCGTTTTCCCCGCGCCTACCGGCGCTAGGATCATCGCGCGGTCGCGCTCATACAGAAAATCTGCTGCTTCGTCTTGATATGGGCGCGGCTTAAGCATGGCGAGCAAACTCACCATGTAGATCAGCGCGGATTTTAGCTGCTACCGCCGTTGCCTCGTCAAGGGTCTGGTAAACGCCGAAATGTTTTGTTTTACGGTTTATGGAAAACCGCACATGCCACTTCCCCCGTTCGGGATACACGTTTTTTACGCCCGACTTTGTACGGCGGTTTACCCGACGGTTAAATTGATTTTGCAGTCGGGTTGCCTCACGCAGATTTTCTGCGCGGTTGTTGTTAGGGTTGTTGTCGATATGGTCGATACAGTCTGACAGATAGCCATGCGTCAACAGGAACACGACACGGTGAACCGCGTAATGTTTGCGCCGCCAAGTCACGTAATAGTACCCTAACGGGTCGGGTATCGTCGCCACAATATCACCGGGGTATTTTACGGAAGGGCCGCGCCCAGCGTTTATCAGCCAATAAAGTTGGCCGTCGCGGTATTCCCACACGCTTGGAACGCAATCCCAACTGTCAATCATCTCAATCTCCTACCGGCGCTAGGATCATGGCGCGGTCACGCTCGTACAGAAAGTCTGCCGCGTCATCCTGGTAGGGGCGCAGCTTCAACCCCACAAGTCCACATCCTCTTTCGACCACAGCACAACATAGTTCTGCTGCGTCGCCTCCATCTGCTCGGCGAATATCTCTTGCAGCGGCGACAGACGCCCGCCAGGCTTCTTCAGTTCGACAAACCATGTCTCGCCATTCGGCAGGCAGGCGATGCGGTCAGACACGCCGCGCAGCGTTATGCTGCGGAACTTGTAGCTGTACCCGCCCAGCGCCTTCACGCGCTTCACGAAGTAGGCTTCGATTTCTTTTTCGGTCATGGCGGCACCCTACAAGGCCAAACAATGTGTTGCAAGCCGCACACAAAAAGAAACCCCCGTCGTGCAGTGAGGCACGCCGGGGGTTTCATCGGTAACCGCGCTAATTGGGGATACGCAGCTACCGAATCCCTACAACCTTTTTGTCGTGCGCTGCAACAGGTTCGACTGCACGACGCAAAGCCGACTTGGACAGCGACGCCGCTATAGCCGGCGCGGCGATGACGTGCCGTTTCGTCTGGTGCTCCACCGATGCCAACCGACCGCAATCGACCCAGCCAGCCTCCTTGAAGGCGTGCAACAGCGCCGCCTGCGGCACCTTCACGCCCGCCGGAACATGGCCCTGCGATGCCATCAGGTCGCACAGCTTATGGAACGGCCCGCCGACAACGCCTGCCGCGAACGGCCCGATCCGCTGGCGCATCATATCGACCAGGAAACTCTCGGCGACGCTCATGCCCTGCTCGACCATGTTGATTTTCCACTCGGTGATCGGCGGTGCGGCGGCGGGGTTGAACGCCTCAACCTGGCGTTGCCACATCCACGCCGCGATCAGTTCGTACCCGCCGTTCTTGTACCACTTGTACAGCTTCTGCGCGTCGTCTGGGTTCATGCGCGACGCGCGCGACCAGACGCAGAACCAGCGGCGATCTTGCGTCGGCAGCGTGATCGGCAGCGTGTCGTTCGAGAACGCGATGACTTGCAGCCGGTTCAGCATCTCGTAGGGGTGCAGCCCCTTGCGGTTGATGACCAGCGTCTCGGGCGGCGCGGCAATGATAGGCTTCAGCTTGTTGGCCATCGCGCGGCGCTCCCGCGCCTCTGCCTCGCGCAACTCGTTTAGGATGACCACCTCGGCTTC